TATCTAGTGAACCAAATGAACCAACACCAGTAGTTGTAATCGCTGAAGCACCATTATTTATAGCACCAAATCCACTTGTGATTGATCCAGCATTTAATGCACCAGTTGTGACTATGCTAGAACTACCTGCAACAGCAGATGCACCTATATCTGATAAAACCTCACTTGCTGATCTACCCTCAATGCTTGTGCCGTTTACTCTTAGGAAATCATCATCTGCAACACCAGATGTAAACTTAGGTACGTTGTTATTCGATATACCAGTTGATAAAGTTGCTGTTGCTGTAATTGCAGTACCATTTAATGTAATCGCATCGGCTTCTAACGTACCATCAAAATCACCATCTACAGCATCAATGTTACCTTTAAAAACTGTTGCACTTACTGTTCCTGTACTTGGGTTATATGCAAGATTACCATCCATTTCTAAACCAACATTACCTGTGCTTGATGTTGCACCCTCGACAAAAGCAATTAGGTTTTCTTCATTTGTACTTTCATTGTCAGTAACTAAAACATGGGCAGAGTTTGTGGCATTTGTAACTGTTGTACCTGCAATAACTGTAGCTAAAGCCGTTCCATTTACTGTTATAGCATCTGCTTCTAATGTGCCGTCTATATCTGCATTACCACTTACATCTAATGACCCTGCATCTAGTTCACCAGTTAATGTAATATTTCTAAATGATGATACATCCTTATTGGCATCAACTGTGACTGTCTTACTAGCAACCACAGTACCAACTGCTGCACCTGTATCGTTAAGATTAAGCTCTGCTGCTGTTGCTGTAACGGCTGTACTAGCTATGGATAAAGCATCTGTCTCTAATGTTCCATCAATATCAACATCACCTGATACATCAAGTGATCCTGCATCTAGTTCACCAGTTAGTGTAATGTTTCTAAAACTTGCAATGTCTTTATTAGCATCTACAACAACTGCTTTACTTGCTGCAACTGTACCTGCCGTAATACCATCTAGCATCTCTAGTTCGGCTTCTGATAAAACTGCACCAGAACCTAATGTAAACGATCCACCAACTGTAAGATTACCTGCAACTGCCGTTGTACTACTTGCCACAGTCGCATTAGGTGTATGAGTTAAATAACTTACAAACGATCCACTAATTTTGCTACCAAGTGCAAGAACACCACCATCGGCAATACTTAGTTTATGTTGGTCAGAATTATCATCGCCTTGATCTGATTTTAAAACAATACCTAATGCAGCACCTTCAACATTAGCAGATATTTCTAAACTATCATTTGTGGTTTCATCATACTGTATAGCTATGTCAGAATTTGTGCCTAAAAGTATTGTCTGATTATCAATAACAGATAAACCTACGGCAAAGGGTATTTTAGCTGTTGTGGTTTGTGTGCCATCTTTTGTTATAGCCGTAGATAAACCTGTCGCAATACCATCCATCTCGGCATCCATACGACTAGCTTGTATTCTTATTCCATTATCTCTGTCATCTGTAAAATCGTGGACACGACTAAAAACGCCTGAACTATTATAAGCCATACTATACTGGCCCTCCTGGTATAAATTGAAAGTTACTTGATAAAATACTTATTTTCTGTGATGAAGATGCTACCTTTATTCTCAAAGATGCTGATCTACCTAATCTTCCTACGACTTTACGTTTTTGTATTATTCCTGCTCCAACTGTGTCAGCCCAGAAATCTATGTCAAACTCGGCTGTATCCCACGTTGCTAAATCACTCTCAAATACGTTAGAGGATAAAGTCAAACCTGTTGGTGCTTGTTGATCCACCGATACACCAAAGTCAAAGTTAATATCTCCTAATGCTTCAAGCATAGGTGCAATACTAGTAAATCTCTTTAATGATGCTCGATCACCAAAATAATTATAGGCAAAACTTATATCAGCCGTAATTGCTGCTGTTAAATCAGCGTTGCCACCAATCTTATAAACCTTACCATCTGTTGTACCAAAATAAGTATCACCACCAAAATTAGCAAAGACATGAGCAGGTATATTTTGAAATATAGCCCAAGCCCTAGTTATGGGATTAAATATATGTTGGTTAAATGTATCTGTTGAATCACCTGTTGGATAATTAAAATATACTTTTGAGCCATCAGCAGAAACGTGAATTTGCCAACCTGTGCTTGTACCAGTTTCAGCAACCTGGCTAATTACTGTTCCTCTTATCTTTTCACTTATAGCTGCTGCTCTATTACCTATTAAATCTTGTCTAAAGACCTGTGAAAGTGGCAAATAGCCTTCTCTTGTGGCAACGATCAAATCACCACCTAATTTAGCCATAGCCCTTATTTCATTAACTGGTTCTGCTACTCTAAATGTACCAACTAAGGAAAAACTAGATGCACTTGGATCAGTACCAGAATAAACCAACACCTCACCAGAACTCATCATTAATGTTAAAAGATCATCCTGACCCTCACCACCATCAACAGTTAAAACACCGATCTGAATTAAGTTACCACCAAATGTTCCAACTAAACCCACAGGAAACTTTGTAAAATTGCCTTGAAACGTATCGACACTAGCTGAATAGTAAAAGTTTTGGTCAACTCCTGTAAAATAATAAAGTCGATTTTTATATGTGGTAACACCTTTTAGCGTGGCTGCTGAAACACTATCTGACAATGTAATACTAAGATTTGATGCACTTGAGCCATTCCAACTAAAAGGTGTATCTGCTCCATTAACAAAAATGGTTAAGCCGTTAAACTCTGTTGTTTGAAATCTACCATTAGATAGACCTGTCTTTCTACTAACAGCACTACCAGTATCGATTTGATATAAAACACCATCTGAACCAACGGCTAATAACTGTCTGTTAGCCCCTGCAAAATGCTCCACTAATGTTTCTACATTACCTGATCCAACACCTGTGCAAAAACTAGTATAACCATCTCTTGTTGTTATCTTTTCCACAGTTGGAAAGAAATTACTCATAACAAGTGCATCAGTCGGTGGCATAGCATCTAAACTATCTCTTGAGTTTAAACCACCAACAGGTGCAGGTATAGATGCAGATTTTACTCTAAATCTATTTGCCGTTTGAATAGGTTGTAGCATTAAACACTTCCAAAGCCACTATCAGGCAAGTTATAACTATATGGACTTACCCTTAATCGTCTTGCATCATCCAGGCTAATAATAGGTGAGCCACCAGAACGTGACACAGCCTGTCTTAACTCTAATTGATATTGTCTAAAGTCTTCTGCGTAATCTAAGCCGTGCATCTGTTTAAACTGCCATGTAACGTGCATTTCTATTAATAATTCATCTAATATGCCTGTGTCAGTATCGACAGTAAAAGCATCTTGTGATGTACCATCTGTTTTCTGATTCCAATGACTGCTGACATACTCAAAACCAATAGATTCTGCTGACGTAGGTGTTGGAGTAATATCAAACTTTAACGTATTAGAACTTGATTTTAACCTAAATCTTTGTGTAATTCCTGCACTCGCAGAACCATGTCTATCAAGCTGATATTGCTGTGGTGTTAATGGCCCTGTGAACTTATCAAGATCAGTCCTATTAAATGCAGTATCACCAATAAACCGATCAAAGTCAGTTGGTAAAGTATAAGATTGTGTTCCAGAAACTGTGTTAAACGTATGCTCTTTTAATAATATTGGCCATGCAGTAGCCCTCATTAACTGTTTACCTGATCTTTGGCACAAAGCTAATAACTGTCTTGCTGTAGGACTTGTGTTAGAGATTATAGTTGTTTCTCTTTCAAACCCTGTAAAGTCAGCTACGTTCTGACATATCGTTAATAGGCTCATCTGGTATTCCTAAATTTAAAGGTTTATGTATTTTCTTAGGACTTGGCTTTTTTGCGTTCATTGTTAACTCTGCAATACGTTGTAATTCAACATAAGGCTCGCCAATACCACGCAATTTCTCTATCTCGGCTTTGGCTAAATCTTCTATAGATTCAATACCAATTAATTCTAATTCAATACGTCTTGGCTCTGACATAGCAGGTAGGTCTTTTAGTGATGTACCAACTTGTTTCTTTGTGCCTTTGGTTTTCTTGTAGGCTTCCCATTCTTCTGGAAACCTAGATAAATCCTGTGGTCTAACAGGGGCTTCAAATATATCTTTCATGCCCTTAACTGTAATTCTTACGAAATCTCGTATTTGACCATTAAATTCACGTTCATAAAATTGTGGTGTAACTGACATTTATAATCCCTCCAGATTAGTTAAAAGAAGGCAAGTTTCCCTGCCCTCTATATTTTATTTACATTGGGAAATCACAGATAATTTCTTTGTCTGAAATATCACCTGCAATCGCACAAACATTGTCTGTTGCTGCTGATGAAACATCTAATGTACCATCACCTGCACCAGTTGGTGTTAAT